TATGATGGAGGTTGAGGCTGAATAAGCCTCTTCCTCTTTATATTTTTGAAAGGGGTATGAAATGAATAAGTTTAGAGAAGAAGAAATATTAAAGATCAAAAGATATATTCACGGAGAAATACAGAAATGTGATACGAATGTAGTAAGGTGTCCTGAAGAAAAAGAAGAATGGCTTGCGAGGGGAGAAGCTGCTGCTGATATTTGGAAGCTTATAAATAATTACCAAAACTGGGGGAACTGACGATGTCAAAGAGAGGCAATTACAAACTCAATCATAGTCGTGATTTGTCTACTAGTTATAAAGTGGACAACTATTTCTATGATATTGAGAGATCAAGGGCTACGTCCAAGCAGATCAAGTTCTATCAAAAGCTTTGGTATATATTCAAAGACAATGGACTGGATATTAATGAAGAATGTGACAAACGCAAGATACCACATTCTATCATTCAGAATCCTTCTGGTCGTTGTGGATATTCTGAAGCTATAGATAAGATGATCGCTATATTATCTGAGAAAGGTCTGTATACTCAGAAGAACGACAATCGCAAGAAATTTGAGACTACATATAATGTTGTTATTGATCACGGTGGAGCAGTTACCAGATCATATCAGAAAATTGAATACAAAGGAGATAATAATGCTAACAGTGGTGAATCAGAATGTTCCGATTTGTCCTAAATGCGCTTCAGGTATGCATAAGTCATATACGAAGCTTGGAATACTTTATATTTGTTTTGATAATAATCACATTTGGAAAGTTCTGGATTGTCATAAGAACGATAATGAACTGGTTGTCAGCGACAATTCTTACGAATGTGATTTATATTCTAGAAAGGAGATGGAAGTAGAATGAGCTACGAAACAAACGATAAGATGGTAAGTCACCCCGACCACTATAAGAGTGGTAAATACGAGGTTATTGATATTATTGACGAGTTTACTAAGGACTTGTCAGGAACGGAGGCTGTATGCACGGCCAACGCAATTAAGTATATTCTTAGGTGGAAGAAAAAGAATGGTATTCAGGATGTTAAGAAGGCTATATGGTATTTGCAGCATATGGTAGATAAGGAGGAAGAGAGACTCAAGGAAGACCATGCCGAGTTTGACGAGGAATTGCTTAAGAAAAAACTGCGTAAAATTGAAATTAACTCAGTATATGGTATTCCGAAAAGTAACGATATATTTACACCTGGTGCTAAAAGAAACGTATGCAGTAATTGCAAGTATTTCGATGTTGAGCATATGAATCTTAATACCGGAATTGGTTTATGCAAATTTTATAATGTTCCAATACACAATCAAACAGATGGGGAATGTTTTCCTTTTGTTGATTGCAATAAACCTTCCATCGATGACGAACCTAAACCTCATGCTCCGCAGCAGGCGTCAACCGGTGTTTATATTCCTGAGGAACCGTTCATGAATAAGCCGTATGACGAACTTATGAAGGAGAATGGTATTCTTAAAGAAGATCTTGGTCGTATGGCTGAAGAGATCAATGGTCTTAAAGTTAGAAACACTACGCTTCGCAATGTTATCTCTACAACTCGTGCAAAACTGGCGAATTCTCATTATACAAAGAAAAGTATTCGTGATTGGCTTAAGCCTTATAGTGGAAAGTGAGGATAATGAATGAAAATAGAAGAAGACGCATTCAATAGAGTGTTTGCAATTAGTGAATTGATAATTCGTCAGGTTCGTGAAGATGAGGACAAATTTATATTTGAAACTCTTAGTCCTTACTTGACCGATTGCTACAAGATGGTTATTCCGAAGAAATTGCTTGTATGTGCTATAAATGCATATAAGAAAGAGCATAAAGCTGAGTATGAAGCAATAATGGAAGCTTATAAGGAGAATCTAAATGACTAACTTTATGAATAGACAATCATTTGAACAGATGTTTTCTCTTGTCAATAAATACAAGAACTGTGGATTGACTGTAGAAATTGAGTTTGATCGCTTTGGATTAATATTAAGAGGCATCTGGATTTTATCTTTATCTCGTCATGAGATAATGCACTTTAACCGAAGGTATTCTTGGACAGGTCTTAATGAAATGCCAGAAGAAATAGTCTTGGAATATCTGATTGATGAGTTTAAGAAAGAGTTTGAGGCAAAAATATCGAATGAGGAAAGTGAGGAATAAAATATGGAAGAAATAAACAGTAAGGATTACGAAGATATAGCAAAAGCATTTCAATTAGGCTTAGCTTTAGGATTTGGTGAACAGCATGATGAAATGGATAAAGTTATTGATGAAATCAAAAAGATTTATGCACCACAACCAAAGATGGGTCGGTGGATAGATGATAAGTGCTCTGTATGTGGGAAAGGAATTGAGGATTTAATTAGTAGTAGTGAATGGTATGTGAACGAAGAACCAAATTTTTGTCCGTTTTGTGGCTTAAAGATGGAGGAAGTAGAAAAATGACAAAAGAACAAAAAAGATACAATCCTAAAAGTAATGGCAGACTGAAGCATTCAAAAATGGTTGGAAAGAAGGATTTGGTAGAGGTATGAAATGACAAAAATGGACGATAAAATAAAACTCATTGTGACGATAGACAAAGATCAGTATGAAATATGCAAGCAAGCCCTTAAACAGGATACGAATGCGTTTATCACAGAATGCGAATTTGCAATAGCGGTTGGCACTCCACTTGATGAATGGCAGACTGAAGCATTCAAAAATGGTTGGAAAGAAGGATTTGGTATGGGTAAGCAGGATTTAGCACATAAAGTAATTAAGTTATTTGAAAAAGAGAAAGTATGAAAGGAGGCATGAAATGACTCTTGACGAGGCTATTAAATATTCAGAGGAATTTGCACATGAAAAGTATAAAGAGGCTTGTGATCTCTATGATGCCCAAGATTATGAAAAGGCAAGAGACTGTATATGGTTTGCTGAAGAGCACCGTCAACTTGTAGAATGGTTGAAAGACTACAAGCGGTTGAAAGAACTTGCTGAAAAAGAAAAGGGAGTAAGGAACGGCACTCCACTTGATGATGTAAAGGCAGAGATAGCAGAGGAAATATGTTTGACCGATAATCCGTATACCGGAGAAACCAAGTACACCATAGAACACTTAAAGTTGCTTGAGATTCTTGACAACATAGGCAAGGCAGATATGAGAAAACCCATAATGGAGAAAATACGTTGTAACACTTGCAAGAATAATGATGACGAATTAAGCGGTGAATGCTATGAATGTGTTAAGAATATACAAAATCACTATGAGCCTGAAGAGGTAAAGGAAGAAAGCGAGGATAAAAAATAATGGCAGAGTTAGGTGGAATAACCATAAATGTTGGCATCAACATTAGTGAGGAAACTGTACAGAGATGTTGCCAAATATTGCAGATGTATTTAGCTGATAATCCAAACAAGATAGTATCGTGTATACAAGGAGAATATCCTTCAGTATGGATAGGTGAGATAGATAATAGAGTGTATGCAGAGAAGGAGAGTAAATGATACTCATAAAAATATATGTTTCCTTTATCTTGCTTGTTGGAGTAATCACGCATATGTCATTAAAGATTGTTGAGTGGTTCACAGATTAAGAAAGTGAGGAATAAATGGCAAACATTAATGATGAAAGGAGAGGAAATTAATTATGAATGAAGTAAAAAAATGTACTAATTGCAGATTTCGTGCAACGGACTATAAAGAAGAGCCTTGTTGCAGTTGCCAATGCTGCTCTAAATGGGAACCGGAAGAAGAAAAAAAATGTCGTACTTGTAAATTTGATGGATATGACTCTACAGAAAGGCCTTGTCGCCATTGCAGAGGCTATTCTGAATGGCAATCTAAGGATTCCAAAATTAAGGCAGGTGACTTAGTAGTCTCAAAAAACGATGAAGATCCTACAAAAACTATTTATATTTATCTGCGTAATAATCGGGCACTAAGTATACCGAATTATGTAATCGTGCGTTCGAAATGTGACTATTGTTTTTCTGATTATATAGATAAACTTATAGCCAATCCTACGATCTCATTTTTTTGGATAAACGAATACGATTTAGAATTTGCCAGCTCTAGTGATATGGCAAAACATGATTACAGAGCAAAAGCTTATTATATCACTGATACTTTAAATAAATGGTTTTCTGGATTAATTGGTGAAACCGAGAAAAAGGACTTTAAAACACTTTGTAAGGAATGTTTCTCATCTGAAATAAAAGTGCCACAGGTATTCACTACGCCAAACATGATCAAAGATGTGATCTTCAGTGATCCGGCTACTATTATATTCTGGAATGATGGTACTAAGACTGTCGTTAAAACTCAGGATGGAGAGAAATATGATAAAGAAAAAGGATTTGCGATGGCTGTGTGTAAGAAGGTGTTTGGTAACGAGAGAGATTACTATCATGTCTTTAAGCGCTGGATGAGAAAAGGAAAAGAGTTTAAGGATCATCATTCAATCTTAAATGATATTTATGAAAGTATAGCCAACATCACTCCAATTGATGATACGAAACCGAAGGGGGAAGAATAAATGTTAAAAGCTATAGTGACAGTGATGGATGAAAATGACAGAATAATCCAGGATAAGGGATTGATATTTGAGACTTGTAGCAAGCCAATTAGTTTAGGCATTGCACATGAGTTTTGTTTTCAGGTTGTCACTGCCAATGAAGAAGTAATGAGTAAAATTACCAGTCGTGACGATGAGATTCCTGAAGGAGATGGAGGTACGAGATGAACAAGGATGATATTTTAATAATAATTAAATACCCGTATTCGATAAAAAGTGACAGGGTTAATCAGCTGCATGATAATATTCTTAAGCAAAAAGAATCTGGTGTAATAGTTATTCCGGATTGCTGTGAGGTTGTGATTGCGCCGAAAAATGTAGAGATCAAGACTGAGTCGCATGAATATATTAATGTGCCCGACAGACTCGAAATGGTAACCATCGGCGATCACTTTTTGTTCAGTGGAAGAGGAGGTTGATATTCTATGAAAGTAGAACATCGTAAAGAAAGAGAAGTTACTATCCGGTTTAAATTTGAAGATCTTAAGGATGAAACTATTCGTAAAATAAACAAAGAACTTGAACGTATACATCATCCTGAAATTCGAAAAGATCAGACTTTTACAGTATACTCTTTCGAGACAGATAGTAGCATGTGGAAATAGGAGGTTAATATGAGTAGATATTTCAAACCTTATGAAGAAAACGAAGACGATCCAACATATCCTGAAGATGTAAGGAGAATAAGACAGACTATAGAATATAGTTTTGGTAAATTTGATTGCACTAATCGTAAAATAGGAGAACTTTGGAGGGACTTTAGTGAAGAGTATAGTGCAAGTTTTCTTATTCCAGAATGGAATTTCATAAAAGAGTTTGTTGAATGGTTGGAAAGACAGGAGGATTGATATTTATTAGGTTATAAAGAATAAATATTTGCTTGGGGAACCGTTCGTGTTCGTTAGGCGTGGAAATCGAGCGGCAGACTACTTGGGAGCAAGAGGTCATAGGGTAGTCAAATAATAAAAGAAAAGGAGAAATAATATGTTACGTTTAGATTTAAAAGATGAAAATGAAACGGTTTTGTTTATCGATCCACAAAAGGGCGTTAAGATTTATAAAGATAAGATGGAGGAAGGATTATTTATCGATGCCCTTGATAGTGTATCATATGCAACATATGAATCGAAAGAATGCCGTGATGCAGCCTATGAGCATATCTTGACTGCCATTACTGAATGTCTTGTGAACGAAGGTGTTTGCTGGTAATAAAAGAAAAGGAGATACCGAATGAGTAATTTAGTTGATTATGCAAAAGATGAACTTAAAAGGATCGGAATGATTGATTCAGGAGAACCATATAACGATTTTGCTACAAAGGCTATCTTGGATTTGATCGAGTTGTTTGCTTCTCAGAGTCATAGTGGATTTAGTGCATCGTATGTCATTAACGCTTTCAACAGGCTTGCGAGGTTTAAGCCTCTTTCACCACTAACCGGCGAGGACGATGAGTGGGATGATGTTGGGTTTGAAGATGGTCTTCTTCAAAACAAAAGATATTCAGCCGTGTTTAAAGACAAAGATGGCAATGCATATAATATTGAGGGAAAAGTATTTAGTGACGATGGAGAGATTTGGTATTCGTGCAGGGAATCCAGAGTAAATGTAACTTTTCCTTATACGGTTCCTGATAAACCTGAGATGGTGATTAAGGAGTAATCATGGACTACGAACTATACGACCATCAGAAGAAAGCTCTGCCTAATATTCATAACGGTTGTATACTTGCTGGAGGAGTGGGGTCTGGGAAATCTCGGACCTCACTTGCTTATTACGATCAAAAAATCGGCCTGGATATTCCACTTTATATTATCACCACTGCTAAAAAGCGTGATGAAATGGAGTGGGATGAAGAACTGTTGATATTTGGAGGACGACAGCCGAAAGAAGTTGTGATCGACAGCTGGAATAACATTAAGAAATACCAGTTTGTGACTGGAGCTTTCTTTATATTTGATGAGGATCGTATAACCGGTAAAGGAGCTTGGGTTAAGGCATTTCTTAAGATTGCAAAAAGCAACCGTTGGATCGTGCTCTCAGCAACGCCAGGAGATTGCTGGGAGGATTATATTCCAATATTCATAGCTAATGGTTTCTATCGTAATCGTACGGAATTTGCACAGAAACATGTCATATGGAATCGGTATACGACATTCCCGAAGATTGACGGCTATGTTAATACTGGATATTTAAATGGCTTAAGACGTAAAATTCTAGTCCCTATGGACTTTGAAAGGAGGACAGTTAGACATCATGAAGATATTTGGTGTTCGTATTCGATTAGCGATTATAAGCGTGCTATTAAGGATCGCTGGGATATCTTTAAAGAAGAACCATTTCAGAATGCTTGTGCGTTGTGCTATTGCCTCAGGCGAATTGTTAACTCAGACGATAGCAGACTTAACACAGTATATGAAATTGCAGAACGGCGAGGAAAAGTTATTATATTCTACAACTACGATTATGAACTTGAGCTTATTAAAGGGCGATTTGATAATGGATCTTATGAAGTTGCAGAATGGAATGGACATAAACATCAAGAAATTCCTCTTAAGAGTGATCGTTGGGTCTATCTCGTGCAATATAATTCTGGGTCCGAAGGATGGAATTGTATTCTTACCGACACGATTATATTCTACTCACAAAGCTATTCGTATAAACAGACAGAACAAGCTGCGGGAAGAATTGATCGAATTAATACACCATTCGTAGATTTATATTTTTATCATCTTAAATCACATGCCGGAATTGATTTGGCAATTGCTAGGGCTTTGAATGATAAAAAGAACTTTAATGAAAGTACTTGGATACGAAGTAGCCATGTAATATAATGAGAAAGCATGGGTTGATAAGATGCCGTAATTTTTTCATATCGCTTTATGGCAATAGTGCCGAATAAGGAGGAAATTGATATGGAAAATGAAAAAGGTTTTATTCCTATACCTAAAAAAGAGTATGAAGAATTAGGAGAAATGCTTAATAAAATAAAAGATAGGATAGATTTATTAATATTTTTTAGGGATATGCAAAAAGATATTATTGATCGACTTAATGAATTAGAAGATGAAGCGATCAAAAAAGGTATTGATTATGATCCTGATTCATTAATGAATCAGAGGCTCAATTTTATTAAGAATGAAATGATGCTCAATGAGGCTAAGGAAAACTATGAGTTTCATAAATCGCTATACGATGCGTTATATCCTGTTTAAAAACTATGAAGGGGCTAGGATTTATATTCTAGCCTCTTAATTTTTTCATGTTCCTTTATGCAGTAGTTTATTGTTATTGTGTTCAATAAAGAAAGGAGACATTATGGCAAAGAAAGTATTAACTGAGGAAGAGAAATTTCAGAAGGAATGCGAAAAGAAGCAGCGTAAGCAGAAGAGGAGAGAACGTTGGGATTCATTCAAAGACGGTCTCGCTGAGGTCGGCGGATTAGCAGCGCCAATATTTGTACCAGTATTGATATTGGCGGGCATTGCTGTCGGCAGCAGTGCGAAGACTAAAGCAGATGAGAATGAACAACAGGATCTTCTTGCTGAAGGGCTTGGATATTCCGGAAGGAAAGATCCGAAGTTTGTGGCCGATATGTGGCGAAGAAAGAACGAAAAAGAAACAATAAACACTACTTACGAAGAGGTCGATGATGACATAGAATAAGTAGAAAGAGGCTGGAATTTATATTCTGGCCTCTTAATTTTTCCATATCCCTTTATGCAGAAAGGAGGTAACCTATATGAAGGTTGAAGAAGTAGAAGCAATACAAACAGAGGAAACAAAAGAGAAGTTTTCCGAGAAAGTCAAACGACAGGCTAAGTTATTTGGAAACAGCGTTAAGGAGACAGCAGTCGGAGTAAAGGATTGGGTAAAAGAGCATCCTTACGAGACCATCGGATTGTTAACTGCGGTTACTGCACTTGGTAAAATGTGTGGTAAAACTGTAGGTAATGGTCTTGAGGAACGTCGTAGGAACCGCTCGAAATACGATCCTCAAACCGGAAGTTATGTCAAACTTAGGCGTCCATTAACAGCTAAAGAGCAGGTTGAATTGGCTGAAAGACGGCAAAATGGTGAATCTGTGACGCTTATTTTGGATGATTTTGGGTTACTAAAACGCTAAAAAATAGCAAAAATAGGGCTTGTGTTTATCACAGGCTCTATATTTTTTGTCAAATTTTTGGACTGTTTTTGTCACGAAAAACATCCCATGGACTGTTTTTATTTGGAAAAATGCAAAAAATTAGCGACGAAAAATCATAAAAAATGCATTTTGGACTGTTTTTTATGTATTTTGGACTGTTTTTGAAAACAAAAACAGCCTGCTCCAAACCCAGTATTCATGCGGGTTTCAGCGATTTTGGACTGTTTTTCTAAAAATTTTTATTAATTAATGTGAAAAAAAAATTAATAAATATATAAATACGCGAAAAAAAACAGTCCAAACAGCCCAAATGGATATTTTACCTTGATTTGGTGTGCTCGCAAAAAAATATTGCCCTTTTATGGAGAGATAGGAATAAATGGTTCCTATTCTCTTTTCTTTTTGTGAAAGGAGACGCAATGAGAAAAGAAAGGACAGACAACAAAAAGGAACGAAAGTTCCAAAGTGATCTCATTAAAGAGATTAAAGAGAAGTATCCCGGATGCATAGTCATGAAAAATGATGCGAATTATATTCAGGGAATTCCTGATCTTTTAATTTTGCATAAAAACAAGTGGGCTGCACTTGAATGCAAACGAGATTCTAAAAGCAAGCATCGACCGAATCAAGATTACTATGTTGAGAAAATGAACAAGATGTCTTTCGCGAGATTTATATTTCCCGAAAACAAAAAGGAGGTTCTCGATGCTCTTCAATCAACATTCAAATCTTGAAGGATCACATGCTTTCCTAGGAGCAAGCAAATGGCATTGGATTAAGTACTCTGATGATAAATTAATTGAGGCTTATAAAAATGCTTTGGCTGTTCAAAGAGGAACAGAACTTCATGAGTTCGCAGCGCAGTGTATAAGACTTAGGCAGAAATTGCCAAAGTCGACTAAAACATTGAACATGTATGTTAATGACGCTATTGGCTTTGGTATGACACCAGAAGTCGTTTTATATTATAGCGATATTTGTTTTGGAACTACTGATGCTATTAAGTTCGATGAAAAGAAATCGTTCTTAAGAATTCATGATCTTAAAACTGGAGTTACTCCGGCTCATATGGAGCAGCTTGAAATATATGCTGCTTTATTTTGTCTTGAGTATCATGTCAAACCTGGTGAAATCGGAATGGAATTAAGACTTTATCAGAATGACGATGTATTGATATTTGAGCCAACAGCAGAAGACATTGCTCCAATTATGGACAAATGCATTAAAGCAACCAAGATGATACACGATTACAATCTGCAATAGGAGTTGTGAAATGGATAATAAAGATTATGAAAGCTACAAGGCTTTTGAAGATCTTGAAGCTGATTTATATTTAGAGCATTACGGAACTCCTAGACATTCAGGAAGGTATCCTTGGGGTTCTGGAGAAAATCCTTATCAGCATGAAAGCGATGGATGGCTCGAAAGAGTTGCTGAACTTAAAAAGAGAGGACTTCACGAGCATCAGGTTGCTGAAGCTTTAGGATGTACAGCTACAGAACTTAGAGCATGGGAAGCTAATGCTAAAGCTCAGAGAAAATCTTTATTGATATCTGAATGCAAGGAATTGTATAAGCAAGGTCTTAGCTATTCAGAAATAGCTCGAATGAAAGGAATCAATTCTTCAAACACTGTAAAGAATTATGTCAATTCTGACAAAGATATTAAGCCTTTACAGGCAAGAGCAACTGCTGATTTCCTTGAAGAACAGATTAAGCAAAAGAAATATATCGATGTAGGTAAAGGAACTGAGAAAGTTCTTACTGATGTTGATGGAAATCTTGGTATAACAGATAACAAAATGAAAGAAGCTTTTGCTCTGATGAAGAGCGATGGCTATACCATATTACCAATTGGTACACCGCAGATAACAAATCCTGGTCAGCAGACTAACAGATATATTGCTGCTAAGTTTCCTCCTGGAATGACAACAAAGGAAATGCAGAGAGAATTATATTTAGCAAGAGATCGTGGTGAAATACAGTCAATTGCTGAGTATCATTCTGATAATGCTGGTATGACATGGAATGCGCCTAAACCTCCTGTTTCAATCAGCTCTAAGCGTGTTGATATTCGTTATGCAGAAGATGGCGGAATTGATAAGGATGGTGTTATTGAGATTCGTCGTGGTGTTCCTGATTTGAGTTTGGGCAATTCACATTATGCACAGGTTCGTATCGCAGTTGATGGAACTCATTATCTTAAAGGAATGGCTGTTTATTCAGACAATCTTCCTGATGGTGTTGATATTTTGTTTAACACAAACAAGCATAAAGACATCAAGATGATAGATGGTGCTAATGGTGTTCTTAAACCAATGAAGAAAGACCCTAATGATAAGTCAAAGATTGACGAATCTAATCCTTTTGGTGCTGTTATTATGCGTGGCGGTCAGTCAGAGTATAACGATCCAAAAACAGGTGAAACAAAGCAGTCAGCAATTAATAAGATTCATGACGAAGGCGATTGGGGAAAGTATTCTAAAGAGTTACCTGCTCAGTTCTTATCTAAGCAGAATACAGATCTCATTAAAAAGCAGCTTGACTATTCAATCAAAGACATGCAGAATGAGTACAATGACATTTTAGCAATAAACAACCCGACAGTTCGTAAGTATTATCTTAAAGAGTTTGCTGGTAAATGCGATGGTAAAGCAGGAAGTCTTAAAGCTTCATCACTTCCTCGTCAGCAGTATCAGGTAATTATGCCCGTTCCTTCGCTTAAGGACAATGAAGTGTATGCTCCTAACTATCGTGATGGAGAACAGGTAGCATTGATTCGTTTCCCACATCAGGGAACATTCGAAATACCTATTCTTACAGTAAACAATAAGAACAAAGAAGCTATAAGTATGTTTGGAAAGACACCTACTGATGTTGTTGGTATCAATAAGACAAATGCTGATAGACTTTCCGGAGCTGACTTTGATGGTGACGATGTTATTGTTATACCAACTGGTAAAGGCAATAAGGTTAAGATCAACAATTCAGATCCCATTAAGTCTTTGAAAGGTTATGATCCTAAAGAAGTTTATGGTACTAAAGTTGCTTATGACAAAGATGGTAAAGAGATTTACCTGAATAAGAATGGAGTTGCTATTAAACCTCTTGACGAGCAGAGTAAGCAAAGGCAAATGGGTATTACAACCAATCTTCTTACAGACATGACAGTTGCTGGTGCACCTATTGAAGACATTGCTAAAGCAACAAGACATGCTCAGACAATAATAGATGCATCTAAGCATCACCTTGACTACAAACAGTCTGAAATCGATAACGATATAGCTTCACTTAAGAAGATGTATCAGGTAAGATACGAACCAGATGGAACAGTTCATCGTGGTGGTGCATCAACTCTATTGTCAAGAGCAACAGGTGAAGCTCGAGTTCCAGAAACAGGTGGACAAGAGCATTACAACATGATTGGCAAACCTTGGTATGATCCTAATGAACCTGAAGGTGCTATCATTCGTAAGGAGACAGGTAGAACTAAGAAAGCAGCACGTATAGTAACGGATGAAGATGGTAATGAACGGAAAGAATACTATGACACAGGCGAAAAAGCTACACAGAAGACTACCCAGATGGCAATGGTTAAGGATGCCAGGGAGCTCATCTCCGCTATACATAGTGAACCTGAAGTTCTTTATGCAGACTATGCCAACAAGCTTAAGGCTATGGCCAATGACGCTAGGCGTACCTATATGTACACTAAGGACATCCAGTATAACCCCACCGCCCGTAAGGAGTATGCCGATGAGGTAGCCTCACTTAGGGCTAAGCTGGACCAGGCATATAGAGCTAAGCCAAAAGAAGCAAGGGCACAGAACATAGCCCTAGGCATAGTTAACCAGAAGATAGCATCTGACCCCAATCTATCGGCTAAGGACCTTAAGAAGATAAGGCAGATAGCCCTAGATACTGCACGCACCCAGGTAGGGGCTAGCAGGGAGGATAGGGAGATCAAGATAACAGATAGAGAATGGGCTGCTATACAGGCTGGTGCTGTAACTCACAATGTTCTTGATGACATTCTTAAAAATTCTAATCCAGACAGTCTTCGTGAAAAAGCAACTCCTTCAAATGGAAAAGCTTTTACAGATGCACAAATTGGAAGAATTAAAAACATGCACAATGGTTACTATACAATTGCTGAAATTGCTGACATTATGGGTTGCTCAACATCAACAATTTCTAGAGTTTTAAGAGGTGATTAATTATGAGTTCAGAAAACTTAATAATTAAGTCGATGCTGACAACTTTTGACAATCCTTACAATCCTTTTGACAATTTTGATGATTGGTATCGTTATGATTGTGACAATCATTATGATTCTTGTGGTTTGTTAGCAAGACAAATTGGAAATGTTTTGGATGATTCAATGCCAACAGAAGAAATTAAAGTAACTGAATCAGCGATCGACGAGATAGTAAGGAACGATGTACTCAATAGGTACACCAAAGTTCAGAAACTATTACCCGTATAATATTAAAGTGCATGGGGATGCAGACACATAGGGTCTTTAATGGTTACGACACTACCCCCCTTCACCGTAATCCATATAGACCCACCCCACTGATACACAATCCCCCGTTAAGTACCTTATGCATTCCCATGCAATTTAATAAAAACAATCTTAATTGTTAAACATTTTACTAATTTCAATTTAATTCGATTTTGTTTTAGAAATTAATAAATAATTTAATAATTTTGATTGTTTTGTGTTCTTTTTTACATTCTATTTTCGTTTTTGCATTATTATCGATGTAGAGTCAATGTTTCAGTTTGAATTCTTGATTCTTTTTTACATTTTCATTTAGTTTTTGTTTGTTTTATTGAACTTTGTTTTGTTTAGTACTGGTTACTGCACTATAGTACGTGCTTTCGTTTTCAAACCCCCATTTAAAGGTATAGGGGGGGGGTCGCCAAAACTACCCCCACCCCTTTAAT